CATGCGGGTTGATACGAAGCATAAGAATGCCAAGGGATTGACTCTAAAGGACGTGGTCGAACGCCTTGAGGCCGAGAAGGCGGCGAAGGCGGCTGGTAAGGGCCAGGCGATTGATGTGGATGGGTTGTTTGCCGAACTGAGCGCTTGAACGGGGACATACAGCCATAGCCCCGTAGGTGGCGTCAGCAGCACTAGGCAAACTGCTGACATTTTACTAACACAGGAGAAAACCATGACGCTTAATTAACCTAAAAGAGGAGTTACAGTGTCATGGCCCGTGGACTACACGGCGGAAAGCCAAAGGGCGGTAAAAAGAACCGAAAATGGGCGAACAACAAGGAGTATTGCGAACGTTATAGAAGAGAAGGTCGGCAGGAAATCAACAGGGAGCGGCGGATTCTCCGCCACCTGAAGAAGTATCCCAACGACAAACAGGCTGAGAAGGCTTTGTTAGAGTAGGCTGTCGCTTCCGTTTAACCACCGATGAAGCAGCCGAGTTCCAACGGGAAGTTGAGTCTCCGACGTTGGGGCGGGGAAACTGGACGGGCAACCGTCCTTTTCCTTCTTCATGGGGGCTCATATTGGAGGCTCAAGATGAAATTTCCCTACCCAATCGGGATCGAGCTGACGGGGGTGCCAGAAGTACCGTATGATGATCCTGTCGAGATAAACGGCTTCATGCAAATTAACTGGGATCGTGGAATAAGGGAGAAGGACTCCGTCAGGAAGTCCCTCCCGAAGCCTTGGCGATCCAAAGCTTACATAGATATGCACTGCTTGGAGATTCCCAGTCCGATACTCAACACCTACCAACAGGCGAAGAACTTTTTCCAGATCACCCGCCGGGCGATGCTGAAGAATGGCTTGAAGCCCCACCATCCCGATGTGGTATGTGGAGGGGGGCATATCCATGTGGGAGTGATGGACTCTGTGCTCAAACAGCACGTTTACAACGATATATGCCGCCGACCTTGGTTACCCTGGATCTTCAGCCAACCAGACGAAGAATGGAGCTGCGACAACCGGCGTAATGATGGGGAGCTCGCATGTGTCAGGCTTAAAGATTACTCAGTCTGTCTAACCGGCTACAACACCATCGAATTCCGGTTCTTCGAGGCCGCCCTCAATTGGCGCGAGCAGTGGGATCACATTGATTTCGTCCTGAGGTATATGAGGTATATGAAAACCACTTTACCCATCATATACCCACCCCTACAAAGCTTCAGAAACCTCACCCAACAGGATTGCATCACCGCCTTCCGGAAGCTCCTGGGGGCCCTGGGACTACCTTACAACAGGTATGAGAAATATGTCAAGAGGAACCTATTGCCCAGGTGGGAACTTGGTCGGCGGAGGAGATAACAATGAGCCTTATACAAATAGTTTGCGATCAAATCATAGCTGAAGGCCCACAAATCGAAACTGCGATAGCACGGCGGCGCTACGTCTGGAATTGCAATGAGTGAAAAACCATCATTTCTTCTCAAGATACTAGTCGCTTACTTTGTAACTTTTGATATTCTGTTTTTGCTAGATAAACTAGGGCTTCTTCCATGAGGTATTCGCGAACATGAAAAAGTTTATTACAAATGGCTGTTTATTTAAAATAAAGGATTCGCACCCAGTACTTGATAAATAGGCATCTCAGGGCTTGACATGCACGTACAAATGTGTTATGGTACGTACGTATATGGGAATATTAAGCCCCCGCGAAGGCCCGCCGTACTGGTTACGTGAGGCGTCCGCCGAGGAGATGGCAACCCATAAGCGTTTGATGGACACTCTTCACAAACTGGAGACTCAAAGTGACCGACCTACTGAGACAATTGATAATGGATATCAGGAAACAACAGCGTCAAAAGAGAGCCCTCCACCCGATCAGCCTAAAAGGCTCCTCACCCCACATCCCTTCTTCGCGGAGGCAGACAATATCGGGGATTTGGGAATCAGGGAGGTTGATCTCCCTCCATCACAAGGAGACTAATCAATGCTTGGGGATCTTCAGGGAATTCAACCGCCGGAAGGATAACAGCCGCCGGTTGGTCCCCTTCGTTGGCCGTGGCGGCACCGTTGACGGGGTTGAGGTAGTCTCAGGAAGCCATTGGCTCGCTCCCCTCATTAAGCCGGTCCAAAACACCAACCAGGGGTACGCGAATGTCATCCGGCGATAGGCCCTGTCTACATTGCGAAGTCGGCGACCTCGTTGTCGAGTTCATGCAGAAATACCCCAACTATCCCAAGGCCGAGGCCGCCCAGGACCTCATGAAGATTGCCTCCCAGTACATCACTATGTGCTTGGAGACCGGCGTTGAGTTGGGTAAAGAGTTCGAAATTATTCGTGCTGATCAATTAAACTAAGGAGTTAAGAAGATGAGAGATGCAATATTGAGTGCCGCCGACCACATCGAGCGGAATCCAGGTTGCCTGGACTGGAGCCAAGGGATGAATCCCTACCTGTGGAATCACTGTACCAGTGGATGTCCCTTGGCTTGGATCGGGTACTTTGATGATTGCCGAGATTATCGTGCTGCGGCCGCCAGAATGGGGTTGACCCCCTATATGTTCTACAGGGAAATGGACTCCTTCCTATCAGGCTATCAACGCTGTTGCAAAGGAAGAGCGCTACATGCCTCTCTCCCCCTGGAGTTACGACAACAAGGTCTGCGCGGATTGCCTCCGCAAGTTCGCCGACAAGTTTTTCCCCGTGCGGCACGAGGGGCTTCCTGAGTCGGTGAAGGAAATATTCAATGTGGAGGAGGCCTTACCGGTCTAATGGCCCACGCCAGCATAATCCGCCCTGTCAAACTAACGACGACTTTCCCTGAAGATATCAGGGTAAAGTTAGACCTCCACTTGTTCTCATTAGTCGAAGGGCGGGTTCCAAAGGGGGCTTACCAAACGTTCCTCTTGGAGCGTATCAGGGCATTCTTCAGTCACAAGCAACTTCAATTACCAACGGGGGAGTGGGTGGAGGGCTCCCCCGAGGCAATTGCATTCGTGGAGGATTTGATAAAGTGAGAAATGCTGTAAGGTGTAATGCTTGAGGAAAACAAATGATGGACGCTGAAACTCTTAACAAGATTACCCAATGGAGGGCTGCTTCAGCCGCCGGTACGTTCACCATGGAGGAGCAAAGGGAGGCCATCCGGTACCTCCGCGGCATCCGAAAGTCGGCCGCCGCGGCATCCAGTGAGTCGAAGGCCAAGAAGGCCGCGAAGGCGGTTGATACGGATGCCCTATTCGGTGAGTTGCTTGGTTGACTTACCATCCTGACTTTGATGAGGAATGCAGGATATGTGGAACTTCCCCCTGTGTGGTAGTAGAGAGTCACCCACAGCCTAACACTGAGTTGTGCGGTTCCTGTTTTTGGCATGATCAAAGAATGACTGACTGGACCTTATGGAACGACGAGGAAGATGATGAACTTTCCAACAATATTTGACTCCTCGATGATAGCATTGTATAAAAGTTGCCCTGAATTATTCAGGTTAACCTACATTGAGCAGTGGAAATCAAAGGAACTCTCGGTCCACTTGCATGCCGGTGCATCATTCGCCAAGGCTATCGAGGCTACCCGTAATGCCTACTACGTCGACCACATCAACGCTGAAGACAGCATTGCTCTTGGCTTGGCTGTCCTTCTCAAAACCTATGGGGACTTCCCCTGTCCCGCCGACTCAGCCAAGTCAGCCGAGCGGATGTGCGGAGCGTTCGAGTTCTATTGGTCGCGATACCCTCTCGGCGAGGCCGGCAAGGACCCCATCACACTGCCGGGCGGCCGTATGGGTATCGAGTTCAGCTTCGCTGAACCACTCCCCATCCTTCACCCCGAAACAGGAGATCCTTTAATCTATTGCGGCAGGATGGATGCGATTCTCAACTATGCAGGAGGTCAATTCATATGCGACGAGAAAACTACCACTCAACTTGGTCCTACATGGAGTCGGCAATGGGATCTACGTGCCCAGTTCACGGGCTACGCTTGGGCGTGCCAAAAGGCCGGCATTCGAATAGATGGGGCGATTGTCCGCGGTGTAAGTATATTGAAGACCAAGTACGATACTCAAGAAGCCATAAGTTATCGCCCGGAGTGGCAAATCGAAAGGTGGTACGATGAATTACTCGACTGGCTGGAAGATATCATACGGGATTGGAAACGAGGACGGTTCCGACATAACCTGGACCACGCATGTGGAGATTACGGAGGTTGTGCCTTTAGACAGGTCTGTGCTAGTCAAGATACTACTCCTTGGCTTGAAACCTACTTCGAGCGAAGGTATTGGAACCCCATCTTGAGGACGGAGGAAAAGCTTTGATAAAGGTTCTCCGTATGTGGTTCTGTCGTATGACCGGCGGCCACAGAATACATCGCAGCGTTGATGAAGATAACATCTCCTGGGTCTGGTGTGAACGTTGCAGGTACATACTAAATGTTGAATTTAAGCCTCGTGGTTCCTGAAAGCTTCCTTATCATCTGCCCCTGGTGTTACGACGCTTGGGCTAGGATTAAGGGTACCGAAGATTGGTTCCATCATCGCTATGTGCCTTGTGTTGACCACCCACAGGTCGCCGCGACATATGGCTGCCTGGTCGCCGGCAGCCTCGTAGACGCCGAGGAAACCCTGCTCGACGCATTACCAGCCAACCTATTACAGAGAGAATTCGACCTTCACGTCGCATCATATGAGGAAGCCCAATGCCTGATACAACCCCAGACCCAGTACCATCACCAGTCTCTCTCCTTGCTGGAGTGAATTGTCTTGTTGAGGGCCCAACGGGTACAGGTAAAACGTATTCGCTCGGAACGCTGGCGGATTCCGGGGTCGAACTCTTCGTCCTTTTCACTGAGTCCGGAGTTGAGACACTCTTGGGCTACTGGACCGATCGTGGCCTGGAAATCCCAGCCAACGTGCATTGGCATGTTCTCACCCGCCCGGCGGCCAACTTCACCACAATGGCTGAAGCCGCCGATACAATCAACACCCGCTCGATGGAAGTCCTCTTCAAAATGCAAGATCCAAATCGGGCCCAGCATAACCAGTTTGTGGGCCTTTTGCGCGCTCTTGCGAATTTCCCGGACGACCGGACGGGTCAGAAGTTTGGTGCGGTGGATACATGGGGACCAAACCGCTGTTTGGCCCTTGACAGCCTCACAGGTATCAATCCGATCGCCATGTCGCTGGTCGTCGGTGGAAAGCCTGTTAAGAGTCAAGCCGATTGGGGGTTGGCTATGGACCAGATTGAGAAGCTTATCCGCCAACTCACCGACGGTTGCAAATGCCACTTCATCCTCACCGCCCATGTGGAGAGGGAGGTGGATCAGGTATTCGGTGGAGTTAAGGTTACCGTATCTACCCTGGGCCGAGCGTTGGCGCCGAAAATCCCTCCAATGTTCTCCGATGTTATCCTCGCGACTCGGGAGGGTACTAAATTTAGCTGGTCAACCATCAATCCCCAAGCCGACCTTAAGGCGCGGAACCTCCCCCTCGCGGACGGGATAGTACAAGATTTCAAGCCAATTCTGGATAAGTGGTTATCCAGAGGCGGCGCTTTCACACAAACAGTAAGGAGTTAAGAGGAAATGTCAAACTTTGATCCAAACAAGTTTCTCGACGCAACGATAACTGAGGTCCAAACCCGCCGGCCCAACCTCCCCCCCGGCATCGACCTCATCGGTACCATCGGGGAGGTGAAGATAACCCCCTGGCAGGGCAAAATGGACCCCTCGAAGGCTGGGATAAGGGCTGATGTCCCCATTACCCTCGATACCTCGATGGTGAAGGATCAGCCGCCGCAGGTTACCATCACCTACGGGATTATGCTTGACTTGAATGATGCCGGTTCAATCGATTTGTCCCCCGGGAGGAATGGTAAGTTGAGGGGCTTCCGCGAAGCCCTCGGCATGAACGCCCCTGGCTCGG